ACCAATCTCATCAAACAAGTGGTTCTTCAACGAATCAAAGTTACCCAATTGGTTCAGCACTGCTTCAATAGGTGAGCTATCGGCTCGAATGGTTATTGCGAAAGCCATAAACACCTCACTTCATGCTGGGCATCATGTCTAAAGTGGCATCACCAAAAACACCACCGGTATAACTTGTGCCGATGGGTGCTGTTGATGGTCTGCCTTTGGGTTGGTCGTCGCTGATTTGGTTGCTGGTATCTAGAATTGCCAGTGAGTTTTTCCCATCCCGTACACCCTTTAAGAAATCTATCGCCATCCTGTAACGGACTTCGGTAGCTTCAGGTGCCTCCTCGAAATAAAGTTTATAGCGAGCAATTTCACACACTATTCGCTTTAAATTATTAGGCACATTTGGCAAGGGTAATGGGTAGCGTACTGCTAGATATCCGTCCACTTCCTCACAAGCATCTTGTAATGCTGTCTCTAATGGATCTGGAGCATCAGCAGGAAACATGAGTGCAAGGTTAAGTACGTTTTCACCAAATCGAGCGACTAAATCAGCTTTAGTCGCATACATAGATCACCTACTTGGTTTCGTCAGCAGGCTTTGGGTCTGCTTTAGGTTTTGCAGCAGGCTTCGCCTTTTCAAGTTCAGCCAACTTTGCTTTTAGCTCGGCAATTTCATGATCAGCCTTGGCCTTGTCCGCAACTGCTGCCTGATTGGCTTCAGTTAAGGTTTTATTTGCTGTTGTTAGTTCAGCATTGGCCTTTTCAAGTTCAGCCAAGCGTGCAGCGGTACCATCCGCCTTAGGCGCTTCCGGCTCGCTAAACTCTTCAATAGCCCCAGATGCTAAAAGGGCCTGAAGTTGTTTAGCTTCAAGCCCTTTGATTTCATCACCTGGCATAAAATGCCCGATGGATTGTTTTGCTGTGTACTTCGGCATGTCTTGCTCCTTATAGGGTGATAAAGCCAGTACCACCAACTACACCGTTCTTATTAGACGGCACAACCAGTGGAGCAGATTCAGTCATCAGCATGATTCCGCTTGGATCTTCGCAGTACCACTGACGATCAAAGTATTGCTGAGCAACGCCGTTGGCCAGCATGTTTTTAATCTTACAGTGAGCAACTGAACCATTGGTATCAGAGATCAAAGAGAAGTAATCCTTAGGAATAAAACGATTCACCTTGCCCTTGTTGCGGTAGGTTGCGTCATATACCCAGAATTCGATTCCATCAAAAGTACCTTTGAAGGTCGCCGATTCCTTAACACCAAAACTTGGATTCACTGGAACAGAAATACCGGCATACGGCGTGATGAACTCTTTCTTAAACTCTTCATTGTTCCAAAGAGCCGCCCAAACCAAGCCAGACATAACAGACAGCTTAGCTTCACCACCATCAGCAGCCAATTGACGTTCAAGCATAGTGCGGATATCAGTTACTGGTTTAGCACCAACTTCATTCCACTTGGTTAACGGCGTAAATGTTAAAGATGCATCACGACGGTAATCCACCAGGTTGTATTCATAATCATCGGAGTGAAGCGCGTATTTACCATTTTTCAGTAAATCAATTGCCATCATGAGGACCGAGTTATCAATCGCATCATGGTTACGCTTCATTACCGAGATCTGAGCAATGATCATTTGCTCTTGCTCAGACAATCGCTGGTTACCAGTTGAGATGATGCCTGCGGTACGTAAACGTTCAAGCAAGGCAATTTCAAAAGTTTCAGCCGGAGTGACTTGGTTTTTTGGCTTGTAGTAAGCCGGTTTAACATGGCGTACTTCACCAGATTGGGTGGTATCAAATGGCTTACCAGGCTGTTGCGGAGATACCAGTGGTGCCAGATCATGTTCGGCAGATACTTCAGCCAAAGGTACATCATCACGGGTGAATAACGGGCGATTTGGGAAAAGCTTGTCTAAAAGCCAGGTATCCATCGGACGGTAATTCGAGTGAATCAGTGCGAGTTCACCCACATCAAGAAGTTCGAGCGGAGTGCCCTCAAGATTAAAAGACTGTGGCATGTTAATTACACCTTAGAAAGTTCGATTTTGTTTTTAGTTGCCTGTGCACGCGCTGCATCGTATTGAGCAGTAGTCAGCAAGGTTCCGTTTAATGACACGGCTTCAACATTGAAGACGCCGCCGTAATACACTGGAATTTCAATCCCATCAGCGGCCTTGATTGTGGCTTCTGCAGCTGATACATCCTGACCACAGATCACATCCCATGTTTTTTCATCTACAGCGTGAGCCAGCACATTGGCATCTGACAGTGTTAAAAGATCGCCATATTTAAATGCTGTAGCGGTTGGCACCTTGGCATTAGCACGACGTAATTTTTCATTGTCCAGGATCAGTCGTTTTGAAGTGACCGAAATAGGCGGTACATAGTGAATAGCCATGAATTATTTCCCCTTTTGTTCTGCAAATGCTTGTGCACCAGAAGTGAATTTGTGAGTGTCATTGTTATTTGACTGACCACCTTGCCCCGGGTTTGCTTGATGACTAAACAAATGTGCAAATGCTGGATTTACACCTGGTGTTTGTTGTGTCTGTGGTGCAGCTGGTGGTTGTTGGTTACCTGCGGAGAATTGACGAAGCTGCTTTGCAGTAAAGGCAAAAACTGAATCATCCATATTGGTATAAGCCGTTTTATCTTCAGCACTGAACTGTGTTTTCAGCTCAGTTTCTAAAGCTGCAATTTCATCAGCACGCTTTTGCGCTTTAAATTGCTTAAGTTCAGTCAGTGCTTCATCACGCTCACGCTCTGCCTGCTCTTTGGCCTGTTGTGCTTTTTCTAATTCGGTCACGTCTGTGTCCTCTTTGGTTGGGTTTGGATTGGCTTTGCCCGAGAAGGCTTTAATTGATGTATTACGATCAGCGCCAGTCGAGCAGATCGTGAACTCACGAATGCGGTTTTGACGAAAGATCGTGATTGGGCCTTCAAAAGACTGACCATTCACAGTGACTGATTTACCTTGTGAAACTTCCTCAATAGATCCAGGATCAATCATCATCGACATCTGAAATGGGAAACCATCATCAGAATCCTGAACAATTTCCTGTGCCTTGGCATTCGTAAGAAAATCACCAGATACATCAATCTTTCCGTTGGTATCTACTGTTTGAACAACACCAATTCGACTTGAGCCAAAGTGTTCTTCAAGTAAGGCTGTTGGCTTATCAATCTCAATTCCATCAAGATCAAACACCACACCTGAGCGCCCCCAATACCAGTGACCATCTACACGACCACCAGCATAAGCAGTGCCTTTAAATTTCCGTTTCTGCCCTTCCTCGGCTTTGGGTACCTCAATCGCAGAGGCATTAAATAAATACTTCAGCCGTTCTTCATTTGGATCTGGCATTTTTCATGCTCCATAAAAAAACCGCCCAGAAGGCGGTCATATTCATTTTTAAATTAGTTCAACAAGGGCTTGAGTGTATAAACCATCTGTCCTTCAACCGTTTCAATCGAAACCACTTCAAAAGATAGCCCCATCGGCATGAGAACGCCGTTACCAGCATTGAGCATATCCAGATCAATACCGAGACCCTTAGCATTCTCAATCTTAATCACGATATCTGAAGCTGTATCAGCCATCAGTAACGGCGCATTCAACTGGATTGTCTGCCCGATCTGATAAGCCGCTACTTGTTGAAGTGTTGCAGCACACACCACTGTTGAAGTTGTATTACTTGCCAGAGCCTGAATAGCTGCCATATCGGTACTAAGCCAGCGTTTAAGTACATCATCAGCCAGTGAGCTTGTAGCAGAGTTTAAATAACTGCTTAGTGCTCCATCATTCCCTTGCACATAATCCAGAAAGGTGCGGATCGCACTTGGTCGGATGCTTGGATCAAGTGGAATAACCGTATTGGCCACCGTATCGAATAGATCCCGAGTTTTATCATCCATCGGAGCAAACAGACTGGTGAGCTTTTTACTCGCCATCCATTCAGCCTTAATGACCTCTTTCTGCTCGAGGAGATATTCTTTATCCAGACTTGAAGTACTGATCTTTTTATCCACCAGTGTTTCAAGTTCACCAAACTGCAGCGGATGAGAACTCCAATCCAATGCCTCAGCAACTTCCGGCAATTGATCCTCAGGTGTAATCCCGTATTTCAATGCCTGCTTCTCAGTTAAGGCAATCACGGTGCAACGGCAACGAAAGCCCAACGGCGGGTAATGTGTTAGCCAAAACGGATGATCAATCGGTAGTACAATCCGGTTTAAAGCTAAGTGACTCGGACGCACCCGGCTATCATTGATAGCCGAATACATCAAATAAGGACGTTTAGCTTTATTTCGTTGCTGTTGTTGCCATCGCCCATGACCATAAGCATTTTGGATATTGGTACGAAATACGTTATCCAAATAATGCTTTGGCAGAATGATTTCAGATTCTTCAATCAGCTTCTGAAAATCCTTAAAGGTACCACCGTCAGCAATCGATTTATTCACCGCCTTAATGACAGTTCCAATCTGCTCAAGACTCGATAGAAAGCTAACCGTGGTTGCCATCTGTCGGGTCTTTAAGTCCATTGAATAGAACTCATCAGGTAGCACGATCTTTTTATTGTGAGCAAATCGAAGCGCCTCAAGGAATGTGACTGGTTGCATAGCTTACTTCCCATTCTGCGCCGTCACATACCCCAACACATCCGCAGCATACAAAGCCTGATCTAGATTAGCCGTGAACTGCGTCTGAGTTGCACCAGGTATTAATTGCATCAGATGATAAGCCAGACTCTCAGGACTGTCGGACTTGAATACCAATTCCTTGACCTGATCCGGTTTCAGTAGCTGCAATTCATCTTGGCCATCAGTCAGCTCTTCAACTTCCTGCTGCTCTGGTGAAAGCTTGTTTGCTGATGCCTTAAAGTTGAATGCCTGACGAGGTAGTGCAGTGAATTGATTGAAGCCAGTTTGAGGCTGTTCAATCACATCACCATCTTCCAGACCATATTCACGCTTAAAGTATTGTGGCGTTAAAACTGCACCAGCGTTTTTAAGCTTCACATCACGATCCGCTTTAGGTTCTTCCAGTGACTTTTCTTCACCAATAATGACCCGGTGGCGCTCCCAACCATTAAGATCGCATAATGCATTGATAATGGCTTGGATCGTTGGCATGATCATTCGCACATCGGCTTTGTACTTTGAGTTTTGAACCTCAAGATGAACATCCCCTAACGCACGAGATCCAGAGCTATCGGTACCAGATGTAAGAGTCTGACCAAGAATCACCTTTTGAATACGGCGCTCAAGGTTCTTATCAAAGACTTCAAATGTCTGGGATGCATTACCATTAGTATTTGCCGTTTGGATTTCAACCGAATCTGTGCCACTTAAGGCAATAACCGAACTGGCATGTGCTCTAAGTAGTGCATCACGCATATCTGTCGTCTTGCCGGCAGTTTTACCAACCAGCATTGGTAAGCCAAACTTTTCAACAAACTTGGCCCAGAACTTAAAGCCAGACGTTTTGAAGAACCAGACCCAGTACAGTCGACTTAAAAGAGCCTCACCCAATGGATTCTCATAAGTAGATTTACAACGTGTCAAAAAGTGTTTGAAGCGCTGATCTACTTCTTGATCTTGTCGAGTCGTGTTGTAGTTAGCCAGCAACATCAGGCGACCATCATTTTTAGGCTCATACCACTGCATTGGCTTTTCACCAATCCATTTAAAACCAATAAAAGGCGTAATGGTATCGCCGTCAATATGTAGGCTCGGCTCTTCCGGCTTAGTATAAATCGCCTCTAAGACTGAATATCCATACCAACGGGCATTCTGGGTACCCAATAAAATCTCAGACCACCACTCGCGCAAATGCTCCATGATGATTTTTGACTCTGGGCGGTCTATCGGCTCTATTCGCCACGGCGCACTTTCAAGTTTATCCTGGCGTTTTTCAATTGCCTGATAAATCTCATCGTCATACATCATGACTTTTAAGCGCGGGCGCGTAACACCAGCTTTCCGAAGTACTTCATCGCCATCCGGCATTTTTGTCAGATAACTGATTAAGGCCTGCTCTGCCTCATGAGAATAGAGGGCACCAGATTCGGGCTTACTATTTTCAGACTTTTTACTTTTCTTAGCCATAAATAAAACCTTAAGCCGCTGGTGGGCTGTAATTAATTGCAATCACTGCATCTTCAATCGCATCAATAAGTGTATCTACTTGGTCATCATGATCGTGAGTGAATGCCGCATTGAATGCTTCACACTCTTCAAAGAATTCACCGACCCAATGAGCATCTTTAGGTACCATCACAAAACGATCTTCCGGTTTGTCCTTATAGTTCGCTTCAAGATGGACCTGCACATCCATGAAACGGGAAAGCTTGTCGGTATTACGCTGGACCGGAATCACAGCAACGCCTGAATAAGTACCCAGTGTTTGGATCAATTGGGTACCGGATGCCTTGTCCTCTACTTTCATGTAGCGAATAGGCTTGGTGTGCCAGGTGTATTCTTTATGCTTATCCAGAAAGGCTTTCGCCTGACGGTTTAGCTCCGGTGCTTCCCATTTGCCACGTAAAAGATCAAGCAAGTACAGCTTGCCATCTATCCCCATGCCTACAAGTAGGAATACAGAGTAGTCATTGTGCTCTTTGGTTTTCTGCGCTGTATCAACAAGGACGGCGCGCCACTGTAGCTCTGGATGTTCTTTATAGAACCCGAACCACTCAGACTTAATCAGGTCACCGCCAAGTTTCTTAGGCTGCTGCATGTACTGACTAGAGAATGTATAACGGGATACTGTGGCACCTTCTTTGTCCTTACCGCCCTTCTCAAGCTGCAAAAGAGATTGCAATGATTCTTTCTTTGGCCAGTAACTTTGGCGCCCCTGCACATCTCGTTCAGCATCTCGCGGTACCAACTTTTGTATGTGGTCTGGCAAGGTTGCAATGTACTTATCATCAATCAGTGCCGGGATGGATATCTGAGTCCATTCACCAGGTAAATTGCCTGTCATGACGAAATTGGTTGGATCCTCAGTGTGAAGACGCTGCATGATCATGATGATCGGTGTATCAGACTTAGCTTTACGGGAGTTCACCGTGTTCAGTAGCTTCCGACTCGCTGCATCCCGCTTGATCTTACTGAAAGCATCTTCGGGCTTTAACGGATCATCAATGATGATACAGCCAGTAAATCCATCATCTGCGAGTGTTCCTGCCCGTCGTCCAGTGACCTGTCCACCCATAGAGGCAACATACACATGACCAACGTCATAGTCCTCAACCGTGATTTTCCATTCTTTCTTTGAATCAGTACTGTTGGATACTGTCAAATCCCACATTTGGCGATAGTCTTTCGACTTCACAATGTCACGCGCAGTATCTGAAACACCTTCTACCAGTGATTGGGAAAAGGACAAATACAAAAACCGTGACCGGGCATTTAAGGCTAAGCCACGTGGAATTAGGTTGGTGGTCAGTTCAGTTTTTCCGGCCCCTGGTGGAACATTGATAACTACGTTCGCAATCTCACCAGCTATCACCTGATCAATGATCCAAGAGATATAAACATGGTGCCAGTTCACAGTAAATTTAAAACCCATACGGGGTTTAAAGAATCGCCGGGTGAAATATAAATGCTCATCTTCACACAGCTTCTTTTCAACCTGTGTTTGCAGATCCATTTAGTATTCCTCTTGGGCCTTCTTTACAGCAGCTTCAACTTGGTCTTGGGTAGCGTGCACAACTGTTGTTTGTAATGCTTCGCCGTCCTTACCGGTAATTTCTTGTCGGTTAGTGAATTGACCACCTACATCTTTAGCAGCCTGTTCAAGAATCTTGAGTGCTAATTTTGCATTCTTGGTTTTTTCAAGTTGCTTCTGATATTGCTTAAGCCGGTAATACTTACTAGCAATTGGAATATCTATCAAACCTTCATCAAATTTCTTACGAGTCTGGTTGAATAGATCTGCAAGTTTTTTCCCGAGATTGCGACCTGCATATTTAGTCGGGTCATAGTTTTCACACTGACGACGATCGATTTCGATGTTGAACTCTTGCTTGACCAACTCCGCAACTTCCTGAGGGGTATCACGGCATGCAAGAGCTTGAACAATAAATATTTTTACAGGCTCTTTAAGTGCTGCCATAAATCCCCCTTTTGTCATGCTACGTCATGCAAAGTAGGCAAAAAAAATCCCCTTTAATCGGGGAGCTTTTTTAAATCATTTCAAAATGCCTCAATGCTTCTTCAACCTTACCCTTATGTTCTTCAGGACAAGGATGAACACGGTTATCTGGATCATACCTATTAGGTGCTTGCCTTTTAGTTAAACCATGCTGATTTTTAATATCTGCTATCCAGCAACTTTTAAAAGTACGCCCATGTTTTTCAGTAAGGAATTCTTGAATTTGTTTATATGTAGCCATACGCGCCCTCCTTTAGATCAAATCTACAAAAAAATGAAATAAAGTAAAGCTAAAATCTGATCCCATTTTAATTAATCACACAGTTCCCACAACATGCTGCAATATTCGTTTCAGATACAAACGGCGCATTCTTGGCAATTTCTAGAAGTCTTTTAACAGACTCATCAGTACCCCATCGTTTAACTTCACCAAAGAACACTTCGACGTCATGGCCAGCCAGATAGTGCTTAGGTAAACCAGTCATATCGCTATAAATGATTTCGCCATCTTCATCACGTTCAACGCCAATGTGATACAGCTCATGCTCAATCAGCCGGCAGAATCCACGATCTGAAGCCTGTTCACAGAATGCAGCATCAACCGTAATCAGATATTGTGGTACAAAGCCGAACCAATCTCGCATCTGTTGTTCCTGGCGTGCTTTCTTCCAGCCACCCACGTTAAACATGACCTTTTCACACTGGCCTAATACCATACGTTTTTTCGCT